GCTAGAATCCAGAGGCAAAATGCTTGCATGCTTATGCTCGCAAATTTGAGTTTATCCCACCAGAACTCTACTGTTGAGACGGTTGTCGTTGCTGCTAACGATTTCGTTGAGACTACTGTCTTCAGTGGTTTTGGAGGGTATAATAAATGTGTTGTGCGCAAAAGATGTTCTGTGCCTGGATGTTGTTTGCCTACAGGTCACAGGCTTGCTTGCCGAGATGCGCGGGCGCGTATCTTAGATCAATTTGGGTTTCCTCCCGATTTCGTTCATCCTGACGAAAGAGCAGTCACCCCAGCTGCCATTGGTCTACCTGCTGACGCAGATGTTGTTTCACTGCTCACAGGAGAAATCCCGCCACAGGCTCTTGTTGCTGAAGAGCCTGCTGGTTTGCCTCCAGAAATTCAAGATGACGGTATTGATCCGTTTCTGCTTGGCACGCCAAAATCTCCACCGCCTGCTGTTCGGAGTCCAGCGGTTGAGTGTGCGGGTGCTATTTTCTCGGCTTTATCCAATTATGGTCGAGAAAGGTTTGCTGTTAATTTTGCACCAACGTTGTTGAAAGTCAAGGCTCCACCGGCCAAAAGCCCACCAAACAAAAAGAAAGGCCCGGTTGTTGCTGCGTCGATGTTACCATTGCCGGCAGCCGTTGACTCATTTGCCGAACCAATGCTACCTCAACCCTCAGAACCAGCATTAGGGGTTCCATTACATGTGCTCCAAGCCGCTTATGTGCCTGACATCCATTCTGTCGACACGTCATCACCAAGCGAACTTGTAGCGGACCAGTGTGTTGCTGGTGCCGCTAGCACTGTTGCCCATTCTGGCGCAACCGAGACAGGGTCCCACCCTTGGGAACCTTGGGAGGAAGCATCCATAAAGTATTTTGGAAAAGAAGATTTAATCAGAATACCGCATGCCCAACGCGGTTGTTGTTCTTTGCGAGATGATGTTGATTCATTGCCATCTTTGCAGGCACCATTCTCAGTCACTGTTGACTTGAGTAGAGCATCAGGTGAGTGGACTTATTACAATTCACATGAAGACCTTGCTCCAATGCCTAATGAGATACAAGACGTTGTGCCAGGTGAAGGCACTGATCATGGTGACAACTCTGTTGTACCAATTGAAGCAAGAGCAGTTGATTTTCCTGCTCCGGAAACACATCAGGGTTCAGTTGATTGTCCTGTCCCTAGCATTCCCATTGAAGTTGCAGAAGAGCCGGCGGTTGGTGGCATTTTGCCTACCCGTCGTTGGCCAGTTCGTCGATCACCCGTTGGGGTGCTCGGTAGACCTCCCGATCGTGTCGTGCCCCCGCCACCCCATTTTGTACCACCAGGAGGGGCATCGACCGGAGGTGCTGTTGTGCCAAATGAGGCTGCTGCTATGATCGTCAAAGTTAACAAGCTTAGGTATTATTGGGATGCGATCACCGCCAATGGTGGCATGATACCTCAAGCAGCAGTTCTCAGTGGTCCGTGGAAGCGTACACAAGAACTCGTTGGTGAGAACAAAGCTTTCGAGAGAGCCCAAGCCATGTCGCACAGCACGCGCCTGTTAGAACTTAAACAATCTGACAGGACGTCTGATTCCGCGCATTTCTTTAGTCCACCGAACGCCACTGGTCCTGACGGATTACCTGACGTGAGTGTGCCAACGGTCTATGCACCTGTTTACTTCCCATCTGCCAGTTCGTGCGGTCCTGTGATTGCCCCTACCACAGTGCATTGCACTGAAGAGAAGAAGTCAGTTGCACATGCCTTGGAATTCAGAACAGAGAGGCCACGCAGCGTGTTTGCTGATCCAATCGGTTCAGACAATTATCCAGAGCTTACCTATGATAGGGATGCTCCGACAGCAAAACGTGTTGCCAGGTTCTGGAGCGCACTGAAGCACAAAGTCTTGACCAGAAAAGCAATTCTCAGCACATATGACATGTTGTATGGCGACAAAACCCTAGAGGAAGTCGTCCTATCGAAGTTTTCTGCTGATGAAGTTGCCGAAATGTGTGCGAAAATGCAGGTTGATGCGAGGCTTGGAAAGAGAGATGCATATGATGTCGCTTTCATGCAGACGAGAAAAGCCAATGGGAAGAAAGAAAGCATTCCAAAATTGAAGAAACCGCCAAGGTTGACGGTTGATAACGGGATAGAACTCCTAGGAGTCCACGTTGTCACAGTCCAGATCCTAAGCCATTTAATCTTCGATGCCACAGACGGCATTTTTCATTTGCTGTCCATAAAGGGCAGGTCGAGAACGGAAGTTGTAGACTACATCATTCGTGAGTTGGGGCTGCCTTTTCCAGGACGCTCAGACCCTACATGTTTGATTGAACTTGACCAGCAACGTATGGAGTTTGCCACCCGGTGCAGCAAAGGAGGAGAGGGCCTAATGTCGTATAGTTACGGCTTGTTGTGCCACATTGGACATGTGATCGAATACAAACTTGCTGCCAAGTTTGTCACCCTTCAGGCGGTTAAGTTGACGTGGGATGTGGCCCACGGCATGCAGCTGAG